GCAAAACCGGGAGCCGAGCTCGCCTGGTTTTGGTCTGCCGAGTAAAGATAACAGTTGTCGCCACTTTTCACTGCAAACGCAGCGCATTGAGTCAAAGTATCGCATGCTGCCGCACATTGATTAGGGGTGTAATTACCTAAACCAATTGTGAGTCCGGCCCCTCTATTGGCACCAGAACGGACCAATGTATACCTGTCTAAACTTTTAGGCACAGGCAACGGAGCTGCTGGGGGTGCCGTGCTACTCGGCATATCTACTATTTAAATATAAAATAATTTAGTAAGTCATGAAGGCGACTGTGGCCACCCCCTATTATGATGCTGCCGGGCGCAAGTATATCATTTTCTTAATTGGAAATAAAATTTATAACGTCAAGGTCCCCTTCAGATACGGTCGGGTCATGTGTCGGGTCGAGGGTCTCAAGACCGTGCAGGAACTCGTCAAAGGCGATGAGGTCGAAATAGAGATTAGCAAAAAGATATGGGAGGGCTTAGAATTTTGGGTTCTAAATTCATTAAAGGAATGCTCTGTCGGAACGGATACTTCATAGGGTCCCGACCAGAGATAAAACGTGAACTCACTGTAAGACCAATAGAAAATGCGGTCGGTATTCGGTCCGCCTCCTTCAAAGTTTTTCGGACCACGACCGATGGTTCTCTTATTGTGCCGAGGTTTTACGGTATCGAAAAGTTCGGGGATCCCACCCGAGATACCAGAGGTCCTTGTGTTGAGTGCCCTGGCATCTCTTTTACCGGACGACTCCGAGAGGCGACTCGACAGCCCGAAGCGCTCGACAGTGGCCTCCGGGCTTTCCGTGAAAAGGGTGGGGGCGTTCTCTCACTCCCTTGTGGGTTCGGCAAGACGACCGTGGCCTTGGCCCTCGCTGGGCAGCTAAAGGTTCGAACTATGATCGTTGTTCACAAAGAGTTCCTCGCAAATCAATGGATCCAAAAAATTAAAGAATTTTGTCCGGGTGCGACTATTGGACGGGTCCAAGGAGACACGTTCGATATCGAGAAGGATTTCGTAATAGCTCTCATACAGACCATGTGTCAAAGAGAGTTTGAAAAGAGCGCGTTCGATTCTATCGGACTTTTGATTGTGGACGAGGCCCATCACATCGGTGCGCCCGCCTTTTCACAATTTATGTTCAAAATATGTCCACGATTCACTCTCGGGCTTACTGCGACGCCAGAAAGAAAAGATGGACTGACGCGGCTTTTGTATTGGTTCTTGGGACCCGAGTTCTTCCGAGTAGAACGGTCTTGTCAGATCACTACTCGGGTCTCGGCGCTTAAATATACGAACGAGGCTTTCAAAGAGTCTCCACCGGTAACGCGGTTTGGAAAAATTAACATGGCCGAAATGATCAATATCCTCGTAGATATTCCTGATCGGAATGATCTCATCATCCGAGAGGTCCTCGGGGCTTGCAAGGAGGGCCGGCGCGTCCTGGTTCTCAGCGATCGCCGCAGCCATTGTCTTGAATTACAAGACAAATTTGGCTCTAAGTCTGGTTTGTATATAGGCGGAATGAAAGAATCGGAACTCGAGGAATCCGCAAAGAGACCGATAGTTATTGCTACATTTCAGTTGGCCCATGAAGGTCTCGACATTCCGGCTCTAGACACTGTTGTGCTTTCGACTCCCAAATCAGATATCAAACAATCTATAGGTCGAATTATGAGAGAAACTCCCGGAAAAGTCAATACTCCTCTTATAATTGATATAGTTGATCAATGGTCAGTATTTTTTAGTATGTATGGAAAGAGGTCCGCAATTTATAGAGAACTCGGGTTCGACACGGGCGAACCGCCGGCGGGCCCCGTAAAGGGTTATTGTATGGTCCAAATATAAAAATTGTAATCTCCTAAAAATGTGAAAACTAAATATCTATTATCAATTGCGACCATACCTGTGCACGTCTTATTTGTAGGTAAATAATCTATAGTAACGACAACTCCCGTGTTCATGAGAACGACCGCAAAGGTTGGAGTGTTCTGAACCCCGTAAACTATAAAATCTGACGTCACCGTTAAATACGCTATATTCGTGGGCGGAAGGACCGGCAAGTTCGAAAAATTTATGATTGTGTATAAATAATTCATGTCTGGGTCAAATACATCAAGTGAATAAAGACCTTCATATACAGATGTATTGAAAACATATAATCGGTCATCCAAATCGACCGTAATTGCCAGAGCCGCCACTTGGAAATAAGTATTATCAAAGGTAATTCCAGTCGGTCCATTGACATAACGGACCATACATTGGCGATTTTTATCAATAAACATAATGTCCCCTCGTGAATTTGCAGAAAACCCGCTAAAACCCGCTGGGGGCAACGCATATTCATCTGCGGACATATCAGACGTGAAATCATAAAGAGTCGTCAAAGTGTTTGTTAATAATAAATTTGAAGAAGTATCTATAAAAATTGGATGGCCCCCTGTATCAAAACTCATCTGAGTTATCGTGTGTCCAGATATATTCACTACATTTGAATAGGTCGAATAACTCGGAAAGTCAGTCTCCATAATCCAATTTGATGACCCGAAATACAGCTGACTTCTTGAGTTGGCCGCCAGAAGATTGCTCATCGGGAGCCCTGTATTTTTCATCGTCGGGCGGGTTATTATTCCAGTGGCCGGGTTTATGTAGTAGATGGCGTCGAGCTTATTCATAAGAGAAGTTATACTGTAGTTTCCCGGTGGGACCGTCAGAATTCTGTTTGTGTTGTAGGGCGCGCGCATATTGTAGAAACCGACCGGAATCTCGGCCGTCTCGAGCGAAACCTCCCGGACATCCACATACTTTCTCGAAAAAAGAATAGAACAGTTAAATGAGTCCCCGTTCTTCGTCACGAGCGGACCGGCAATCTCGGCCCCGGAACCCACAAGGGCCGTGTTGATATGGATATACTGTCCCTGAATTTTGAGAGTAAATGACCAATCGACCCCATTGTTGTTCAGTGGGTTCCCGTAACGGTCAAAGACCTTTATGTTCAGACGATTAAAAGGGTAAATGCTCCCGGCATTATATACTTTCTGTGTATTCTGATTATTCCTGGTCCAGTAAATTGTAGAACTTGCTTGATCATATGGAATTTTATAAGTAATTTTATTGGAATCCTGTGAGGATGATCCGATGTTCTCTATATACACGATAATATAGGTATCAAATGGAAATTGATACCTATATGTTGCGTCACCGATGATATCATCATTCGTCCAACCCAGCAAGGTTGCCAGAGTTGTCATATTACTATAACTTTACATTTATTTAATGCCTCCTTGTAGCATCGACCAGACCCATCAAGAGAATGGCCCCTACGAAAAACATGGCTATATAATTGCACTCTGAATTATCAGGGAGAGGGGGAGGCTGGCGCGGAGGCTCTGTGCTGACGGGCGGCCTGGAATCAAATGGTGCATAGGACAATGCCATCTACTAATTTTAGTAAAGAAATTTCTTAGAGAGAGACTTCATTTTTCTTGGCCCCCTTGGGTCCCCGCTTCTTACCTCCGACCCGGACCTCCTTTGTATCGCCACCCTCATCATTCATCGATACGATATCAGAAACGGACTCGGCATCCTCCACGCGAGGACCTGTGCGGGTCGCCATCGGCTGTGCCGGTCCCATCATACTCATCAGAGAACCAAAGTCCATTCCGGGGCCACGCATGTCCCTCCCGGTGCCCTGTTGAGGCTGGTCAGCCTGAGAGCGCTGGACCGCGTCGACCATATTACGCATCAGGTCCGGGTTCTGCTTCATGACCTGACTGACATTCGGGACGGCCGCCTTGAACATCGAGTTGGTCAGGTGGAACATCATTGCGGACCCTCCGACCATCATCAGAAGCTTCACCTCGGGAGCGACCTGAATCTTGGTCTTATACTTGTTATGAAGTTCCTCAAAGACTCCATCATAATCCTCTACATTCTCCATCATATTCTGGGACCAGCCATTCAGCTCAACATCGAAAGGGTCAAACTTGTCGTTCAAAAACTCGAGACCCGTCACGCACGCAATGAGCATTCGACGCTGAAACTTGATCGAGCGCTCCACCTCGATGCCATAGGTCATTCGCTTATACTCGGTCCGGATCTCTTCAATATCAGAATAGATCGTCAGACGCTGGCTCGAGTTTATGCCCTTCTTGTTAAGCCGAGTAATCTTGTTCAAAAGGTCGGCCTTCTCGTCCTCGATGGTCTTGTAGCCCTCGGAAGGTTCCTGGGGACCCGAGCTGAACTGAGCTTGCCGTTCAGGCTCGTCCTCGTAGCCTTCCTCATCGGCCCCATCATACTCCTCAACAGGCGGCGGAGGGGGAGCGGTCCGCTTTCCTGGGTTCATAAACATATCGAGACCCTCAGAAGGGTCTACCTCCTGCTGGGGAGCCGGGGCCCGTCGGGAAAAGGGACTGGGCCGGGCCGGCTTGGGCTTCAGGGGGATCGACTTCTTCTCGGGAAGCTGAACAGAAATCTCATCTAAAATTTTGGTCTCGTCGTCATTCATATTTAGGGTCGGTCCATCAGCACTCTCAAAGGTCAGGTCCATCTGATCTATTTAAAGAAAAGTGCATCAAGTCTTTAACGCGTTCTTGAAAATAATATTTGTAAAAGTTAAATGGCACTCAAGATTGGAAAGGTTGCCGTTCACGCCATCATTATCACGCTTCTGCTGGCTATTCTCTATGTTCTGCTCCAGGGTAAGGGCAGCTCGTTCACTCCCTCGCCCCTCTCGTCCGTTCCCGGGCCGAACGCCTCCGGTATGCCCGCGAGCATCTTTGATCTTCCTCAGTCCGTCGAGTGTGTGGCCGGTCCTGGACCGAGTGCCGATTACTACGCTCTGTCGGGCGCTGGGGTCTGCGGAGGCTCTGAGTTCGTCCTGAACTCGATGCACGATTATACTATTGAGGATGGCATCGGCGGCCCTTTACTTTCAAAGTAAATGACCAGTCCACCAAATTATTATTCATTTTATTTCCAAATTGGTCGAGGACCTGAATGTTCAGACGATTCAGAGGGAACTGGCTATTTTGATTCATAACTATTTGTTTGTTAAACGAGTTGTTTGACCAGAAAGTTTTTGCGGAACTGATCGGAACCTTATACGTAATCTTTTGATTTTCGTTCGAGGAGGTTCCTATGTTTTCCATCCATATCGTTATATACTTGTCGAACGGGAATGAATAACTGTTCGTAGATGTTCCACTCGGATGTCCGATTGAGTAACCTAACAAATTCAGAAGAGAATTTGGAGTGACCGTTAGAATTCCCTGAGCCGGAGGCTGGGGGATAAAGGTAAATCCGGTCGGGGGAGGGTATAGGGCCGTGGTCTGAATTGTCGCCGAAGAAGAAAAGTCGATAGTTATACCTAAATAATATGGAGGGGCTGTATTAAGGTAAGCTAAATACGCTCCACCACCCCCTACCGCAGGATTTCCGGGGCCGTTCCATGTGGGACCGGCATTATTCGGATAACTAGCTCCGGAATTATCTGCACTCCACGGACCCCCGTTTGATCTATACCATAGGAGATAATTGTTTGTATCTATACAGACATCGACCGTATCACCGGAATTCCACCCGGGACTATTTCCGAGAGGTTCCCCGCTAACATATATATTATTAAAAGTTCCATCATGTTGGAAGATTGATACACAATTTGAACTGACAATATTTATAGGAACATTTTTTGAATCATACTGTTTGAAGTTTAGATTTCCTATTCCTAAAAAATTATAATTTGATTCTGCATTACTATTCATATTTAAGGAAAACATTACTTTGGAACCATCAGAAATAGGGTAATTTGTTATCATAGATGTTGGTGGTAATATGCTTGTTGCGTTCACGGTTTTATCCGAGTTCGTGAGATAATAATCAGGGGTCAGCATAATTGAATCCCATTTGATTGTATCGAGTAAAGGTGAAACGAAATTATACCCAGATGGTGGGGGGTATAGGGCCGTGGTCTGAAGGGTCATTGAACCGGCCCCGCCGTCGTCGCCATATACACAAACACCGAAATAATATGGTTCCTGGTTTTGCATAAAAGAGAAATTTTGTTTATTCGACCAGGGTCCTCCATTTACCCGCATCTTTATATTGAAATATGTAGTTTCTAACATCAGATCTATTATGTCGCCCGTAGTAAACCCAGAAGTAAATCCTGGATTCTGATTTCCCGCAGATGACAAATATGAACCATCTTCAAAAAACGCCACACTATTTGTGCCGTCTCCTCCAGATAAATAAGTTGTCGTATATCCTGCAGCAATAAAAGCATTCGATGCGAGGCCGACACAAGTGAATCCTTGAATATTAGGAACATAGCCAGCCTTGACCGAAAACATCACCTGGACACCTGGCGGAATTTTATATAGAGATAGCATCGTAGGTTCTTGCTGGCCCAACCACATAGATGGTAATGCGGTGACCGTCAGACCATTGTTAGATACTGTTTGATATGGAGCGGCAAAATCAGTATTAAATCCGTATATAACAGTTTCTGTAGCATACTCATTTATAATACGGTCGCCGACCTTTTCGAAAGTATAGCCCGAGGCAGTCGACATTGCGGCCAGCAAAGTATCGATCGTATAATTTCCGGCCGGAATTGAATAAGAGCTTCCGTCGACCGTGAAAGTGTCGAAGGGGCTTCTGATGTTGTAGAAGCCGTGGGCCATCTCGACCGTCTCCAGACCGACCTCCTCAACAGTATACATATTTTTGAGTAAAATTGAACAATCAAATGGATTTCCATTTACTTTTATCACTCCATCAGCGCCCGTGTGAAAGTGAAACAATTGTTCCATATATTTTCTACTCACATTATAATATAATGCT